TCTTTTGCTTGGGATCGGCTGTCAAAATTTGAGAATACATGGTGCAGATGAAACTCGTGAATGTCCCCGGCGGGTTGTTGTTTTTCTAAGATACCAAGTAACGTCCGGACTTCGGCTCCGTTGAAGTCGATCTCTAAAAAGTAATCGTTCTGAGGTGTGATGGCTTTCTTAAAAGATTTAGGTAGCGTCAAAATTGGGAGGGTGTTCTTTTTGGTGGTGAGCCTTCCCGTCTTCGTTCCAAACTGGTTATAGCATACTCGGGGATTAACAGCGAGCATTTTCGATGCGTAATTTCCTAATTTATTATGCCCCACGAAAGAGGTTATAAAGCGCCGATCGAATTTCACCTCTTGAGTCGCTATGTCCCCAATCAGCATCGCAACGTGTTTATAGAAATCATACCGTTCAGGGCGGGGCACTGTCTCAAGGACATGTCCGGTGATTTGGTTTTTTACTTCGCACCATTCCGACAAAAATCGACTGGGGACTAAATCGAAGAAACAATTTTCGGATCGGCTAACCTTGGCTAGACGCAAAGACCGCTTAAAGGCGGCGATCCTCTCAGTAACATCACTCCAATCATCCTGTAGGTATTCCGGTATCACATCTTCAATAGCTTTTCCCTCCAAATATAAAGAAGCGTATTCGACGTCTTGAGACCTTACATGAGGAGTGTAAGCCCAGGTACCAGTCAGGTCTGTAGGGAACTCCTGTGGGCTAAAAATAAGCCGGTTATTAGTATAAATCCCGACGCACTCGGTTTTGTCGTCGAGAGTTTGAAAGAGCATCACTTTCTCCTTCTTCTAGCATATCTGATATTGTCTCTATGTTTAAGAATTTTGTCTGAAAGGGTCCTATAAACTCTTCATGGATGTATTGAATCGTGGAGGCATATCTCTGAAAGGCGGCTCCCCCGCCGAAGTCAAAGCGGTTGGTGGCTTCCCTAAGGTGTCTTTGTCTTTCATCTCGCCCATACTTCAGGTGCCGCTCGCCGCAGCGCAGAGTATAAAAGCACTTATAGGCCCAGCGGTAGTAATAACGAGCGGCGGGTCCCCCTATTGTTGTCGCATCAATAGGTTCGTTACGATGCAAGACCGTCCTAGATGCACAATTAATTCCGAGCCCTGGGGACCGAGAAGAAGTGGGGTTGGGCACATATGAAGAAACTACCGGATTTCCCTTGACATAGGAATTATACATGTTACGGAGATATGGGGTGAGAAGAGCCATATCTTGGGTCCAACTTGTCATATAAGCATTGGCAAAAACTATTGCTGCTATTTTTTGTTGGTCTGCCGTGTTTTTAATGTTCCGATAAATTATATATCCGGGCGTTAGCTCCCGTTGGGTGTTTATATACGCCGAAATATGCCGCTTGATACTCTCCAGTCCGGGGATTTGAGAGTATCCATAAAAATCAGGCATATAGCCAGGATCTCTTTGCATTAACTCCCCGCACTCACCGAGGCGGTTCTGAAACTCCCCCTCTATTCCGGCGATAGGCACCCCGATCATATACTCCTGCATGGCTTTACTAGATAAATCAGCCACGAGCCTCCAGGGAATGTTGCGGTCGATCTTAAATCCATATTGGGCGGCAACGTTGGCTACCACCCCAAAATTAAAGTCCCCGAACTTTGCTGCCTTGTCCTCATCCTTGTCATAAGATTCGGTAGCGATCTCAATAACGAGCCCAGACATAAGAGGCGTAGTCCACCCACTCTCAACCATCCCCGAGTAGGTGATAAAGCCGGTCTTAGAGGCAACTCTTTCAAAAAACGGGGAAAATTCCTGAAGGAAGGTATTAAAGTCTTTCACTCTTTTGCGCGCAGAGGTGGAGCGACCCAAGTATATATTAGTAAATGTCCCGAAGACTTCTTCCTTCATGTAAGAACTGTATATAGTGGCGGGATCTTGGTAGGCTTTATGTATCAAAGGGGAGGACCAAGGACTTTCTGCATAGATCACATTATTATCGCGAAGCTCTCTGAGTTTTTCGGCGAAATCCCGCCAGGCATCAGCTACAAAATTCATAGCAAAATAATTTTGATTATTAGATGTATATTTAAGAGACTTTAAAAAAGCCTGTCGAGGGAGAATAGCCTCCCCTCGGGTATTTATTTTTCCGTAGAATCTGTCCTTCCCCCAGGTATAAGCTACATTTGGGATCAAGTCGTCGCTAAACACTTGGGTGCGGTATGCTTTGCGATTTTCGAAGCTAACTTTGGCGCTGGTGCTATTGGTAGCCCCAACACCGCTAACAAAAAACGGGACTACGCCATTAGGTGGTTTCTTAGCCATCAGGGAAATTCCTTGGTCTTTCAAATATGCACTCAATAGTAGTCTCGTAAAAGCCCGGACGGATAGTGTGAGCACACTTATATACTCTATAGTAGCCGCCCAATGCTAGCTGGTCAGCTACCCGAGTACCGAGCCCAAAATCTGCATTAACAAATATCATACTCCCATTGCGCAGTAGCCCGTTTCCAAACATCGTTAGCGATACATCCATAGGGAGGACCAAGATGCCTGCCTTTGTAGCTCCTTTGTTTACTCTTTCTATGTTCATAGCTCTAAGTTGTGGCATCTGTTTCTTCGAAAAATTAAATTGTTTTACGAGCCCTCGGTCGGCCCCTAAAAAGAAGTGGTACACCCCGTCTTTCTGGTCGTGATCAACATCTCCCGTTCGAGTATCGTTTACCTGCTCTGCATGAATAAGTAATAAAGTGCTCAACGGGAGATCGATGCCGGCTTGGGCTCCTCGGTAGGCGGCGCTCCGAACAATTTCCAGAAAGTCGCGACCCGCAAACTGAAGCGACCAAGGGTTGCCCTCGCGGGTGGGCATCGAAGATGAAGCCGTGGACGAATCCGAAGCTCGCTCCAGTGTCTGTGATAAAAAATCCGCAGCAACAGTGTGCAATGTATATCCTATCCTTAAATCTTTTTGATCTCCGCACAATGTAGTAAGAATAGGTTGCACGAGTCCGTTGAGGAAGTCGTCCAAAAATCTCCGGAAAGGATATTGCTCTCGCTCTTTGGAAATCACGTTTTCATAAAACCAATTCCCAAAATATTCTAAAGAAATGGGTAGATTTGCAAGTGTTTCAGGGAAATCGCTCAACGCCCCAGGGTGGCCGCCGGTCCCACCGTAGCGAAACTTAGACAAGCGAGGTAAAAAACTGCCCAGCAGAATTTGATTCTCAACACTTAGACCGGCAGCATCTGAAGCAGCCTGTATTACGTCTCCCAGTCGTACATAATAAAGCCTAACTGTGCGGCCACCCTGCTGGTTTGCGTGGCCTTCGAGGACCTGTCCTGCTTTCAATTGTCCGGAGCCAGCTACATAGTTTCTGGCGGAGGCGTCGAGGAACTCTCTCTCGGTCGTGCCAGCGGTGGCGGCTAATGATTGGACCTGAGCGAGCGTTACAAATCTTCTTTTAAAACTGTTATACTTGTTTTGATTGAGACTCCCCTCTTCCGGGTTGCCTTCATACTTCGGTCGTCGTACTTGGATGTATTTAGGAGGGGGTCCCTGTCGGTTAACACGTCCGCGAACATCCGTATACTTCGCATCAAGAAAAAAGACTCTGTCATCGTCAAGAATTCGAGTTAAAAAAGTTTGGTACTTAAGAGATCGTGCGGAAGTATAAGCTTGCTGGAGGACCTCAGTTGCCTTGTCAAAATAAGCTTTGAATTTTTTATGATTCTTGGCCGCCTCGGAGTTGGAGGCATTAGGATTGTTGGCTCCCTGTAAGTCAAAAAGTTGAAGCTTTTGTTCCAGCCATTCTACTTCCGCTATCACAGCGTCTACATAGATAATCATTTTTGTGACGCCATCATTCTCGTCAAATTCCTTGCCACCAACTCCACCTTTATGATCCTCGTATTCCTTTTTAAGGTATCCTTCAGGCCAAACCTCGTTACCTAATCCACCCCAATCTAAAAGTCCCTCGTCCGCAGTTACCCAAGCCTGATCACGCTCATCGCGTCCGGACGTGTTGGGAAGGTGACGGTGAGAGAAAACATCAGCAGAGGGGCTTCCGATATACGCATCAGTGCTAGCTATATATTCTATAGTTACCTCGCATGATCCATTTTGATTAAAATTTATATCATATTGAGTAATGTTGAGCAACAATGTACGCTGTGAATTCTTTACAGCTTGGTAGAATTGCTTTTGGTCTTCTGCGGATTCAAACAACTCAGGCACCACCCGAGATGGCATCTCCCAGCCCACAATCACTTTAAGCTGCTGAGAATCTCGAAGGATGTTTGACTGGCTTCTGGCGTTATAGCTGCCCTGACGGACGGCTCGTTTTCGGTTTTCCAAACTGCTGTTTAGTTCTTTGATTTTCTCCGTTGTTGTTGAATGTTCTGAAGCCGTGCGTTGGTTAACATTTCTTTTCCCGTCGGCAAACAAGAAATCAAGATAATACTGGTTAGTCAACTCAGCCATAGATCCAAAATATAAGGTGAGTTGGGCTTTAATAATACGGTCGCCCTCGTGCTTGTTGTCGTAGTTCCAAGTAAATTCTTTAATTCCTACGTTATAGCCCTCCGCTCCCCTCAAGATCACGTCACTATTTTCCCCTGCTCGAAATCCTGCTAAACCTTTTTGCTTCTCGGCCGAGACATGATCGCTGAAGAGGATTGCTCTATCTTTGGGCAAGAAGTGTGTAGGGTTATTGGGGTCCACCACATTAGTCCGAATATAAAAGTCTAATCGAGGCTGCAACAAGGATAATTGTGCAGGCGTGGCGTTAATAAATGCTGTTGGAGGTAGGTCGGGAGTATCCATAGTCAAAGCATTCACCACTTCATCTGGATGCCCATGATAAGTAATGAGGGTCTCAAGGGTTGTTAAAGGTATGCGCTCGGGATTAGAGCTAGCCTGTGCAGCCAGCACATCGCGGGCGCTTTTGATCCCAGATCGAACCCCCATCGTCGGGAGGAGAACATCGGAGTTCTGTAAGACCACGCCAAAATTATTCACCAACAAGCATTGGGCATTTTGTCTAGCGAGGCTGGCCTTTTCAGTAGGGTTGACGGGCGGCGGCATTGTTAAACTCCGTAATAACTGAGCACTTTTTCAAGAGGAGTGGGGATATAAACAATCTCTCCTAATTTAAAATCAGCTTCAAGGGGACGATTATTGAATAATGCTATTATCCACCAATATTGTGGGCTCCCATAAAAGTCAAACGCTATCTTCGTAAGATTACTTACGGCAGTCCAGGTGATACTATTAACCTCTAGTTGAGATCTTTGTCGTGGCGTTAAGGCTTTAAACCGTCCGGTTTTGTATTGGGGCACCCGGTTCACACCCCGCTCTTGAAAAAATTCTTTTTGGTAGTTTTTATCATCATTGACAAAAATAGTACGACTGTTCATACGGGAATAAGGCATTTAAAATTCTCCTCCTATCAAAGCCTGGCGGCCGATTGGTTATAAGCCTCGCCTAACTCGGCGTCAGTAGCGGTGTCAATGGTTTTACCTAGTTGACTAAGTAGTTGAGCAACCATTGAGTTGAGTTGCGCGTTGTTACGAATTTGCTCCAAGTACTCCTCCCTAGTTTCCGGGTCTTGGGGGGTGGCGTCAGTCGGAGCCGGGGCTGACTGGACCGGTTGTAGGGCCTCGCTCTCGCCCCTGTTCAAAATCTGATTCGGGCTCGTGTGGTGTCCGGTGTTATAGGGAAAACGCCCGGTCTTATTCCGAAAGACATAGACCTCTTTTCCTTTTATCTGCCTCTTTTCAAAGCCCAGAGAGTGCTCATGAAGGACACTCAATTCAAAATTTAGATTATACGCCTTATAAAGAATTTCAGCACCATCAATGCCGCTGCCGTGCTGTAAGAGGTTTGCGTCCAGCCGCATTGTCTTAAACTTGGCGCTTTCTAGATTGTTTCTGTTCGCCCTCAGTCCGCCGGCCAACGACTTTTCGTCCTCTGTGGACGCTCCGGTCGATCGAGCCAATACGCCCGCTTCTAGGTCAGGGGTGAGAGTAATACCTGTCGTGATATACCCCAGCAACCCTTGCGAGGGGTTCTCGGTGCTGCAAATCAAGTTGGCATATTTTACCCTCACTAACGGACCCATGTTCATTACGGTTGCACCCGGAACGGAAGCGTAGGTGGGGTACAAAAAACTAAGAAGAGTATTGAGTTTACCCAAGTTATGCAACGCATCGTGGCGAGACCGCGAAGGGACCGTAAACCCTAGACTGACTACGCGTTTGGTGGATTCAAACGTTGCAATAGGATCCATCCGTCCGAAAACTGTTTCTTCGGTCCAGTTGCTGGTATATGCATCCGATTGGTCAGTAATAAAAGCGGGGAACTCTATCTCGTGCCCGGTTGGAATATGGGTAACGTGTAAGGTAAAACCTTTGTTATAGAGGTTTGAAACCCCTGGTCCCATAGGAATTGTAAACCAGCCTGTGCCTTTAGGGTTCTTTGCCATTATTCAATCCTCGTCACATCAAATTTCTTATCAACTATCTTAATTACATATTTTTCCATATCAGTATTGTTGATCTTAAATGTGACTGGAATAGTGTAATTAGGTGCAACCGATGGACCTGCTGTGGCTAGTCCTCGCTGGGTAACACTTCGGACATCTTCGCCTGCGCCCATGTCAAGCTCCGAGGAGACCTTTATTACCCGCTCCAGCGCATTAAGTGAATCCGCAGAAGCCCTAATTTTTTCAATTCCAACGCCGGCTTCTCCGATGGCTTCCAAAAGATTAGTAAGGGACCTAGTCTTGTTGACATCTAGATCTTCCATCATGGATATTACCGAAGCAGATAAAGCAGCGAAACCAGCACCAATTTTAAGAAGTTGGAATGCCCCCATTTGAGCCAAGCTCGAAAACATAGTTCCGATGCCTTTCGCAATATCAGCGAGGGAAGATAGCCCGCTAGCAAATATTTTAGCAAATCGCTCTAGAACGGGACCGACGATCCACAACGCTCCGCCAAGAGCTAGTAACGCCACACTAAGAGCCAAGATCGGAACGGCCCCCACAGAGCCAGCAAGGGCTAATGCTCCTACTCCCCCTGCAATTTTAAGTAATGACCATGCCATCTCGCCGCCTTTTCCGTCTGTGAGTCCAGTAAGGCTATCGACAATGCCCCCGATCCCTTCAGCCGCCAGTTTCACCCCATACCCCATAGCAACGGCAGCGGCACCGATGGCGACAAGAATTCCAACCGCAACCCAGCCGATGGGTCCCAAGCCTCCCAGCGCCAGCACTATGCCAACTACGGCTGCGCCGAACGCTAAAATGCCCAACACCGCATAGGGCGCATTATCGCCCAGATCTTTAAATGATTGCACAAGATATCCTACCCCTGCTGCTGCCATCCCAATACCTGCGCCGATCGCCACGATCACTAATGCCATCCCTGCCATTTGGGCAAAACTGCCTTGGGCAGCCTTTCCGGTCTTATCCAGCCCTTTTGACATGTTGTCGGCTGCTTCGGTTGCTTTGTCTCCCGCAGAAAAGAATTTACTAAAAGCCCCCGTGATAGTTTTTATAGGGCTTTTAGCCACGGAGACGATGCTAGTGGCAAGGTTTCCAAAACCCCCTGCCAACTTAGCCACCACCGCCGTGATCAATATAGTCTTGCCGATCCAGTTGCCCGTCATAAGCTTGACAAGGTTTCGGAACCCTTTGACTACTGGACCCAGCATCAACATTAAATCTTCAAATATATTTTTTAAATCCTCTGTGACTGTTGTAACTGCTTTGGCTCTTTCTTCCAACGTTTTTTGTTCTTTTTGATATTTGCGCAAAGCCACGGGATCGCCGAACAAACGAGACGCCATGTCCACATCAACCCCCATCACTTCAGCTATCGCTTGGCGTTGCCGTTGAGACATGTCCTCAAAGTTCTTGCCTCGCAATTTAAACTCGTCTCTCAGGATCTTAATTCGATCTTCGTGAGATGCATTCATCATGGTCACGGAATTCAATTGAAGACCAATTTGGGCGTTTAACTTGCCCGCTAACTCAGCCGCCGATTCAAACGTATCAAACGCCTCTGCAATGTCAAAGGCTTCCTTGATTGACATCCCCATGGAGCGAGCCTCTTTTACCAAGCCTCCGAAAACCTTTTTACCTTCTTTCCCAAACCTTGCAAGATCGCCGCTAATCGTATTAAAGCCGTCAATAACCTCAGATGTAGGAAGTCCTACACTTTGTGCTAATTGATCAAAGCTACGAGCAGCTTCCCCTGCTGCCGTTACACTCATCCCCATACCCCGAGTCATGGTATCCAGAGCCTGTGCTGTAGAAGCAGCATCTACGCCGAGTTTGCCCATGGCAACAGTAAGGTCAGTAATTTGTTGAACATTCGTGGCACTTAGCGTGTTAAATAATGTCATATTGGTAGACAGAGATCCAATGGCTGCCCCGGCCTCAGCCATAGATACTGCCATTCCGTTTGTGCCACTAGCAGCCGAGGTCATGGCATCCTCAAACGCATGAACATATCCCGTTGTTTTACCTAAGTCCGTGCCGGCGGCGTCAAACTGGTCTACAAGTTCTGTAAACTTACTAGTGAATCCACTCAAAGAACCAAAAGCTTTGTCTAGTCCAGCCCCGTACTTGCCCATCAAAACCTGTCCGGTTTTCTGCAAGTCGTTTAGTATTTTTTGTTTTTGGATGTAGCCGCCAACTGATTGTTGAAGCTGATCTATCTTTTTTTGAAGCTCCGGAGCGACGGCAAGTCCGCGTTTCTCCATTTCTTCTTTTTCTCGTAGAAGAATGCGAAGGTCTCGCTCCTGCGCTTTGATCTCTTTAAGCTGTTTAGCTTGGGCACCGAGGCTGTCAGTTAGCTTTGACGCGCTCTCCCTAGCCTTATCAAACAGAGGAGCTAGTTTGGCGATCTCATCGTCGTCTATTTGCGCTAAAAATTCTTTGAACTCTTCAAAATCTAATGCCATTTAAAGGTCCTCTAGTGACCTCGGATGGGCCAATTAATCTTTGCTTCTCTTTCAAACTTGCGAATGGCTAAATCTAGCTTTCCCTTTTGTTGGTAGGTCATAGGGTCGTCAAGCCCATATTTTTTAATATAAGTCATATATCGCTTTTCGTTGACCAAGGCGTCGGTGAAGGCAGAAATCTCGATACGACTGCCACGCACCCGGACGGGGACCTTGCGCCCTTTAAACATTTTAGACAACAAGTATTGAATCCACGCAGCAAACACATGTAAAATGTTTTCGTTAAGAGTTCCCTTGCGCGCTGCCCCTAGATCAAATACTAGTTCTTCTAACTGTTCTTCGTTAAGTTGTTGCATAAAAAATATCCTCGCACTATCCCTCAAATAAATAGGCGCTTCAAACACTTTTCTTTGATTTGGGGACAAACTTCATCGACGACTAGAGGAGTTTGCTTTTCTTTGTGCCGCTTGCATCTGATCGGCTTCTTCTTTCTTTTGTTCAGAAAGTCTCTTGAGGAACCATCGTCGCATAAGTACAGGGAGATTATAAGCCTCAAAAAAGCTCCATCCACCCCAATATTTTAACTGAAAGAATTCTTCGTAAATGCCCAGTTTATACTTGTCGTCGAGGCCATAGAAAGTCCACGGTAAGCGGAACCTCCATGTCCGCTTCGTGTCCACAATTTTCGCACTCGAAGTTCTGGGTCATATCTACGTTTGGTGTTGCAGCGCCGTATAAACTGCGTAGATAAAACGAATCTCTTGCCGGCATAGCTTCTGCGAAGGTTCGAATATCCAGCGCATCACTACTCCCATTCACGGAAACAATGTAATTCTTGAAGGTATCAGTAAGATTACTTTGATCTCGTTTGGCTTTACTTTTTCTTTTTGATTTTTTGAATTGGTCCATTTCATCTTTGCCTGTCATAAACCGGCATCGTACCTCAACTTGGGAAAAGGGGAGGGTCACCACCAAGTGATTATTTTCGTCGAGAAAACAATCCCCACTTGCAATCGCCTCTTCAAACTCCACATGGGATTGCTCAAATAAGTCAAAAGTGTGCCTCGTTGTCTCGGTGCAAGCTGGGCATGTGACAGTCGTATTATATTCTGGTCCATATCCGGTAATACGAGAAGCCACAATCAGGGCGTTCTTGTCCCCAAGGAGCAATGTGTTCACATCAATATTACGCTCCACCAAAAGACTTTGTATCATCCGGTCAACCGCCACGCCTTCTCGGATGAGGGCTTGGGAGGTTATTATATCCTCTTCCTTGGCGGTCATATATGTGATTTCTACCGAAGTTTGTCCGTGAAGAGGGTGATCTGGTCCGTAAAAACGCCCCCTAGAAGGTAGCTCTACTATTTCAGTAGGCATAGCCCAATTGAGACGAGTCTCCGTGGAAGGAGTGCTCGCCGCAATTGGGGCTGTGATGTCGGTATCTTGAGGGACGTGGGTTTCATCGAGCCCAGTCCGGCTATCATTTCTACTCATACTCTATTATAACCTTTCTTTATAGAAACTTTAATTATTTAAATTGTTCTCTATCTGATCATGGTGGGGGTCTTGTCTTTAGCAGGACCAGTAACAGAATTATTCAAAGTGGCCCAGTCATAAGTCAACTCTATGGTTATCTCCGACAACTCGTCAGAACTATAATCCAGTCCACCGAAGTCCATGCTTGTTATGAAAGGATTGGTCAAGGTCCAGACCTCTGTGTCCTGTCCCCTATCATCTAACTGGGCAATTTGAACTTGACCCACTGCGTTGCTTGCCTTCTCTTTGCTCATGGATGCTAGGGAATGGGCGACTGAGTTGGGGTAGTTATATCCCGACTTACCAAGCTTATTCATAAGAACCTGTGCCATATCTTCGGTATCATTGCCCGGATCCACCAAGGTTAAAGTTACTGGATCCCATGTAACGCGCCCTGGGAATTTAAATTCATGATCGACAAAAGTATGGGGAATGGAGCTTATAGTGACTTTTGGCTTTGAGACAGTCTTGATAACAAACTCGGGCACCTTAAGTCCTACTGTAGCTAGAGGAAAACGTAATACAAACCTAAACTGTCTTTTGGGGTCCATTTGGACATCATTCCAAAATATTGCCATCTTATCTGTCTCCTGTTATAATATATAGGCTGTGCAACATTTTTTTTTAGTCCTCGAAACTTGCACCACTACGCGTGACAATGAAGTCGATGGCGAAGTATTCCACCGATCGGGCGGGCTTGATGAACAACTTAGCATAGATAATGTTCCTATCCACCAAATCCGGCGTAGTTGTCGATTCGTCCAAAACAAGCTTAAAGTCGGTGATGCCGAATTGTGCTCGAACACTATCAAGTATTGGGAGCGCCTGGGACGTAAAATTGGCCCAGGTAGATGGAACGTTTTGTTCAAACAATAATCTCGATGCAATGAATGAGATTTCACGCTTGAGGTAAATCATCAAGCGACGAACATTAATCCTATCCAGCGCCGATGCTGTTTGTTGAAGAGTTTTCTGACCAAAGATCACAATACCTTCTGCTGGGAACTTGGCGATCGGGTTAATATTGACTTCGTAAAGATCGTCCCGATCGTCCGCATTCAACTTCTTGCTCACATCAAGCACCGGAAGTCCTCCATCACCGTCGGAAAGCCCTCCTCGGTTAAATCCTGCGGGAGCGAACCAAGGAGCCGAGGTCTTATCAGTGGTGGCTAAAGCCCCCAGTGCCGGGACCGTCGGCGGCACCCACACGAGGCGATTAGTACGAGTATCCCGTATCATAACCCACGGCGAGTATGTGGCAGCGTAACTATTATTAAGGTTTCTGCCTCGGAGATTGCTTATCATCTGCGCAACAGTATAATTGCGGCGAGTTTGCTCCGTGGCATTACTATCAGATGCCGGCATATAGATATTAGGAATATCGATAAGTGCCAGGGCATCGGCTCGGTCTTCGACCATATCTATTAGATGATCAGTGACAAGAGGTTGGGTGACACCTGGGACAGAAATAATGTTGTACTGGTAATCGTCAACGTCAGCCACCATGTTGATGGCAGACTTGAGGCTGTAAAGTTCATAGCTTGTGGTTTCTGTTTTATCGTCCATCAGAGCGTTTCGGAAAGCGTTTTTCTCAGTTAAATTGAGACCGTCTGTACCTCCGAACATCACCGCCGTAAACCGATCCAGTCCCGCATCAATCGAATAGGTGTAGGATCCGCTCGCAGCAGACAGGCTCGTGCCGTCGGCTCGGGAGCCGGAAATGTAGTTGTAGGATACACCGTCCACCGACACAATGTCATCCAGACTAAACACCCAAGAAGTTGCCAAGGGCGACGATAGTGCATCCACTAAGTTGCCGCTCACCGCCACAGAAAGGGTGGTTGCAGTCTGGTTACCCTGAACTCCGCTGGCCTGGTTTCTGACCATATCAATAATAGCGTTATTAAAATTAACATTCGATGTGGACTTGCCTGTCCAGGCTCCCCAGAAGGTGCTCCTAAGATTTTTGGGAGAACCCCAGGTATTTTGTTTTCTCAAAGGAACGCCTGGGAAAAGAACAGAGCCAGAGAAAGACATATTAGGAGCCGAGGCAGGATCTGAAGTAAGGTTTATAAGTCCAGCGCAGGGAGCGCCCGAAAGAGTAGACCCCCCAAGCGTACCAAAACGGTCTGTGCCTCCTCCGGCTAGCATGGTCATAACTGCTGGGGCGGTGGTCGCTCCGAATGAGGTAGACACATTTAGGTAGGAACCAAACTGTGTAGGTGCGCCTGAGCCGCTAATCACACTAAACGGACGATAGGAGACTGGACCGTAAACGCCGAAAGGAATGAGGCTAGCATCTTCGCCGCCCGCTGCGACGGCATCCGATACAACCACCCGAATATATGCGGACTGATTGGGATACTTTCCGTATTCAATCAATCTTTCTTGGCTTTCGCTGTATTCTACATATTTATCCCCCACGATACGTTCAATGTAATTGGCCGAACTCGGGTTCAAATTCACTTGGTCAAATCGCTCTAAAATATCCATGCGACTATCTGAATCGGATAAGGTGCGGACAAGAATACTAAATGAGCCGTATTCCTCAAAGTCACCCTGAGGATATTTAATGCTTGAGATCGATACTTTTACTTTTCTCTGAACGCTTTCACCGGCATCTAGAGCCTCAAATCGGAAAAGCTTTTTCATGTTAGTTGAGACATACGCGGTATGATCGACATTTGTGTCCTGCGAAATAAACCATCCAGTCGTTGCCTTTTGAGCCGCGTATTGGCGGTCATTAAGCTGTTGGGTAGTAGCCGCGTGGTTCTCTAGGGGAAGGACGGCTGCGAGGAATTTAGTATTAAGGATGGTTGCGCTATCGTCAAAACGCCCTAATACGCCCATACTAGTAAGAGAATTTTGAGCTAAAAGATTTTCATAGGTTTCGCCAAGCCAGTAATTACCCCCCTGGTTGGAGGTCCGGGTATCAGTGTCAGTAATAGTACTATTGGTGACAGTGGGATCCGTGTTAAGAACGCTGCGAATAAAGTTCTTGCTGCTTGGGTCAAAGTTGAACTTAACTGTGTGTATTTTTCCAGCAGCGTCGGTGCCATCCGAACTAACGACCATCTGGAGATTTCCGTTGGCATCAGATTCAACTAGCTCACAAGCCGAAGCCGAGATGACACTCGTATTTGCGGGAAGCGTTCCCGAAAGAAGCACGCGTCCCGATGAGCAATAAACAACCCCCGCCAAAGCGCCGGTTACCGGAGAGACGAACTGAGTGCTAACCCCGCCTGTAAAGGCTTCGTCGCCCGAGGCGGCAGTACCATCGTTGCCGGCTGGATTGACCTTTAATTCATCGCCGCCGGCACTCAGGAGATCGCCAGTGATATCTTGGTTGCCAGAAGCCTCCTGATCAGCCGGCGCACTCGAAGTAAGAGAAATAAGACGCGGATTACCGTTGCTGTCGTCAACGATTGCTGCAACAGTTCCCTTAAACGTGGTCGCAACGACAGCCGCATCAAGAGAGGCTTTTAGTTGGGTAGCAAAATCGTTGGGGTTACCAATTAGACTAATTTCGACCGTAGTGGCGGTGGTCGCCCCACCGTTAGTTAGTGTAATCGTGTGCGTAGTGGCATCCCAGTTGGTAAATATAAGTTCTTTTCCTGTGTCCGCCGGGTTTACTGGGGTGCCATCTGTAATAAGGACGCTAGTCGCATCAACGCCAGCAGTTTCATCCACCGAGCTAGATGGGAACACAACCAGTCCCCAGGCACCACCTTCCGAATCGGTAGCACTAAGAGAGCCTCCTTGCCAGCCGGCGTAGCCGGCGGCGGTGGCGCTGGTACTCTGAAGTCCACCTGCTCGAATAAATGTTAGTGGTCCTCCCAGCGTATCGAGATACGCTTGGGCAGCATAAGGGGCATAAGTAGGAGCGGTCTTATTACCGTTTCTCCACACATCCCCTCCCACTCCGCCAGGTAGCGGTGAGCCGAAAATGGTTACAAAATCGTTGAAGGAATTTACCGTGATCGGTCGCATCAGGGGACCAGATTGAGCGGAGCCTATTAAAAGGGGACCGATAGCTCCGGGGGTTGCAGGTAACTCTGATTGATCAATTTCATTGACGAAAACGCCAGGAGAAATAAATTTAAACTTTCTTACGTCGTCAGCCATTTTGATTAATGTCTCCTCATATCAAAACTTGATGGTGTTTACCTCTAGAGGTGGATTTACACTACTAATAAATAGTAGGGGATAAGACGAAACTCCTTTGTATTTAAAAAGCCATTAAGGGCGGTACTTGGGCTTCAAACCATGGTGATAAGGTATCTCATCCTCCAACACCACATGCTCTCTCCCAATCTGCACCTTGACTGCGGTTTCTCTCACAACAACCTTGGGGGTTTCTTGATTTTCGTCTTCCCCGATTAAATAACCAAAAACGGTCATCGAAATGTCTGCCTTAAAGAGTCTCTCATCTACATCTAACCCAGAAGAGTTGTTCTCGATGGTAAAATCTGGGGAGATAATGGTTTCATAAGAGTTTCCCTCATGCTTGACATGAAACATTGCTGGCGTTCCAGTAAATGCCTGAAAGACTTGCAATATTTCGTTCATTTGTTGTTGGTAATCGGTCACCGCAGAGATAGTATAGGAGATTTCTACAAATTTGGGCATCGGAACGCTCAAAGTTTGATAAACAATTTGTTTATTTACCTCCGGAAAAGTCTGGTGGTTTTTATCCACCCCGGAAGCTGATCTGCGGATAGCCGCGGCATTAGCAAACTTTTGGGTCTTCGTCTGTTGAATTATTCTGGCGGTTTCTATAGCGCCGCCACGCTTATAATAGCCAAAATAAGGAAATACATCTACTCCATATTTTCCCCGGTTTTGGGGGTTTCGATTCATGCCGGTTTTAGCTATCGCAATTAAGGGGTAATTCAAAGTTCTCCCATTGGGTCGCAACAACTGATCATTTTTGATCTGATAAGCGCGCTCAGGAATTGAAAAAATTACCGGGACCTTTTTAAAGCCATCGTTGGTTGTGCAAGAAATGTTCAATTCTTGGTCGATAAAGTTCATGAGAGCCTGATCAATTGTTTCATGAGTTGAGGCTACTAGAGAATAAGACCCAGTGGGCTGAATATTCACCGGGGTGCGGATAGGCATTAACTCTTCCTCCTGCTGGCTGTGCCCACTTTGTCAGAGGCGTTAAAGAGCCCTCGCCGAGCTTCTTTGCATACCGTTGTTACCTCGAACGAGGTTCCGTCGGAGAAATCGCTATCTTGCCCAAAAAGATACCGGGGTTCAAAGATGTCTACAATCTCAAAATACATTTGGTCGTATTGGACAAAATCTCCCAAACGAGCAAACAGGTTCTGGTCTTGCGTGAGGCGGCGTTTATGGAAGTGGGCGGTGATATTATATCGGTTATCAAAGCCGAACTGGGTTTGTGTCCTGTCAGACCCATTAAATTCAACTAAACAATACACCCTCACCGGGGGCAAAAATGTTTTATGGATTGCCTCGCCATATACGTTATAGTTTGTTCGGTCCATGTCGATAGGGAAATACAAAAGCTGTTGGCCAACTATTTTTTCAATGACTTCGTCATTAATCTGTTTTACAAAATTGCGCTCGGCTTGCCCCACAAATAAAGGCGGGGGTGGTTGTGCCGGCTGTGTCCATTTGTTAAGACGAGGGTCGTTAGCCATTTATTATCCTACATAAATACCAGTGGGTATTTTGTTCACCACCTCGTTAATACTGTTTTGCATGGCTGCATCCCCTTCTGCTAATGCGCCATAAGCCATCTCATCAAGGACTGTCTTAAGTTCTTCCCGAAGGCTGCTCTGTTCCTCCTTGGACTCCGAGATCAAGGCGGGTCCGTTAAGAGTTATTTCATTGCCTGGGATGGGGATAGATGAAAGTTTAGATCTTACCTGTCCAAGGGTTTCTTTAGTGAGAGCCAATCCAAAGCGTCGAATCCACTGCTTGCCGATGCTATTAATATTAGCATAGGGAACATTGGGAAAGGGTAGGGTGTTCATATTATTCACCCCATCTGCCCCATACATGCGGTCTTTTTCTTCAGTAAAGGCGTCTTCCGATGTTCTGAAATCTACCCAAAAACTAGAAGGGGTTCCAGTGTCAGGTGTCGGAAAAATTCTTAATTTATTATTATTTATCCTAAAAGAATAGTGGGATGCCCGGACATGCATATCTTCCTTAAACGTATACGCTTGTAAGACATTTTGCCAAGCAGGAACTAGCTGAAAAGTGCTGTCATCGGCATACATCCCATAAGTGGAGAGGTTCCCTACTGTCCCAACAGCGTTACCTCCAAAAAAATTCCACATTACTTGGGGAGTTTTAAAGTAAACACGTTGAATAGTGACGGCATTTTTTCCAACCTTATTATAGAAGTCCCGGTCCTCGTTGGCGGTGCCGACGGATGCGCTATAAATAATGTCCTGTAAGTCATAATCTTGCTTCCTGGGAACCGTCGCAAATGAAGCCGAGTAGATCGTTTGACTTGCTCCCACTCCTGCATGCATAGAAGCCCCTCGACCCACATGGGTAGCATATCCTAGCTGAAAACGTGGAAATTTGAGGTTTGGTTTTACATCGTCGCCATTCGCATACCCTCCGGCGGTAAATTCCCCGTCTTGATCAAACGACCCGGTAGTATTACCCAGCATGTCAGATAATACATTCTTAGCTTGGTGCGTGTTTATTAAATAAGAATACTCTAAGCAAGCTTCTTCATAGGCATTGTATACATTACGAGTTGTAAGTTCAATATCAAGTACATTGCCTCCCAGTTTATTATAAGTGTAAGCCACCTGATCGACTGCACCGCTAATAAAAGAGGGCACAGAGGAATAAATGCCATACGCCAAAAGGGCACTGACATCATCATGAGTTCCTGTAGCGGGCAAAACAACTGCGCTTAAGACACTTGCGGGTTGAAGATTAGTTGGCATTGATAGCGTGCTCCTCAGAAAATTCTAGAGTAATTAGTTTTTGTCTCGGCAAATCTTGTAACTAAAAAAAGAAAACCCCGCCACTAGGACGGGGTTCTCTCGGTTGTATTCACAACTCTTTAGTTATTACGCGCTCTGGTTAACCAGATCCATGCAAATAACAAGTCCATACATGTCAGGACGCACCATCTTCTTGGCATAGCGAGTCATGACACCCTTGCGGGGCACGAAATCTTCTGTACCAAAAATGGTCGGCGTGACTTGCAGCGGAACATACGGAGCGTAAACATACCCACTCTCAAGGAAACTGTTGCCTCGGCGACCTACGAGAATGACTGCTCGTGGGAAGTAAGGATCAACATGGATGTCCATCTTGCGGCTGATCGAACCAACCTGCTTGACACCCCAGCTTCCGCCCTCTTCGTCAACAGCGGCGGCCGCACGGAAGCCACTGGTAAACTCAAGGATGTTAGCAACTTCTGGCGAGCAGACGACAAAGTTTGCGCCACCTCGAAGTGTCTTGCGATGAATACGAGCACTCACTTCATTGATAGTCTCAAGAAGTGTCTCATACCATTCGCTAACGGTACCCGTAAAGGCGGGGAAAAGCGAAGTCGAAACAACTGTTCCGTTTTCACGATCCACAAACTTACCGGGCATACGGCTCCAGAAGAGAACTTCCTTCGATCCGACAACCAAGTCATTAAGAATTTCTTGGTCGATTTCAAGAGCGATCTGCTCTGACAGAATGCTTGTCAACTCAACTTCAGCGTCGAGGTTGTGGTAAGCATTCAAATCCTGAGCAAGCTCAGGGCTCCATTTAGCCTTAAGCTTCTTGGAGATCGCTGTAACAGCACTGCTGTCCACCTTGATATCAATCTCGGGGATAGCCGGGTTGTTTTCCAGTCCCCAACCTGGGATCTGGTTGTTGCCCGCTCCAACGATCGAACCAAGAGCGCCACCAGCAACAAAGTTATCTTGCACCGGGAAGCTAGCCGCTGTCGAGGAAGCAATTATTTGCAATCCAAGAGTGGTAGCACCCAATCCGCCATCAGTCGAAACAGCCGCCATGCGAACGTAGTCCGTAGCGGAGCCCGACCAGTGGGCAGTTACACGCGAGTAGTAGCTGCTCGAAACAGCAGTAGTACCAGCGTTCATGCCGTCCAACAGTCCACCCAAGCCATTACTTCCGGAGAAGACAAGAGCAGCGAGGTCTTCACTACCTGTGGGCATACCTGTCAACAAGTGACGGGAGACATCCAGAACAACATATGTCGATGTTCCACTTACCATGGCAGCATCGCGAGACAACGTATTCCAGAATTCACCGCCGGGGCTGTCTTGAGCCGCGGTGTAGAAAGTTCCGGAATCGGCGACCACGATCGTACCTGCCGTAGCGGCAGCTTTGCCGATTGCGCCAGGAAGCGTGTTCATCGAGCCGGTTGGGCTAGAGTAACCATTATTAAGGTTGTAGAAGCTCAACTGGCTGTTGTTTCCAGCAAGATCAACACCGTTGACCAAGCCAGCAGCAACGACTGCGCCGCCATAAAGCGACGTATCTTGCTGTTCAGCCAAACGCCCACCCATGCCGGCAGCAGGGTTTTGGGTCATGAACGATCCGCTACCAAACGTAAAGTCTAGGAAGAAGATAAGTCCACTAGGGAGGCTCATCGGTTGAACCGATACCAATTTTTGTGCCAAAAGATTGCCGAATACACGGCGAACAATTGGGAATGCAACTGAGGCAAAGCCTTCAACGTCACCAGCACCCATGGTACTGGTTTCTTTGAGAAGTTGGGCAGCCTGGTTTTCTAGAAGACGAGACATAGTGCCACGAGCATTATCGTCCAATCCCTCTAGAAGTCCAGTTCTTTCCCACTTCGCGAGAAGTGCTTCACCCTCATGGGCCAGAGAACGTGCTCTGATGCCCTCTGTTAGGGTTTCTATTACTGACATTTATTATTTCTCCTTATTAATCAGTTATTTTTCATACCTGCGAGTGTAGCCCATCTACTGTAAGTTGGATTGCTATCGCCTGAAGATGTTTCTTCTCGACGATTGCCCGTTAAGATCACAGAAGACTTTCTCGTAACAACTTCAGACAATGATTGTGCCTTGTTCGGATGAACATTGGCCAATGTCTTTTGAAGGGTTTCAAAGATAGTCTTTGCTTCTTCAACGGAGCGCGCTTTCCCAACCATATCAGCAATTTTATTCTTTTGCTGCTCATTCAGGGAGGAGTCAGAGTATACACGATTCGCATATAACAACCTTGCGTTATGCAAGTTAGTTTCTTCTAATTTGTTTTTAAATTCCCTCAGGATTTTTTTGAGGTTTTTATTTTCTCGGATCAAGGCTTCGTTTTTAGCCATGGTTCTTTCATATTCTTCAATGTCATCCTCATCCATGCCGTCGGTACGGATAGTTTCGACCTTCTCTTCTTCTTCTTTTTCTTCTTTTTCCAGTTGTTCTTCCGACTGGGCAAGCGCCTCTTTCGGAACATCCACAACCAACATTTCCTTAAACATATTCACAAGTTCATCTTCACTCAAGCTCAACTCAGCTTCGTCGCTGCGATTAGCGGGGATATCTTCGTCCTCGATTTCTATACCCACTTCATCCGCCACCTCTTCACGATCAAGGGAGACGTCCTCGTCGTCGTCTTCGGCTGCGGCGATAATGTCATCAAGGTCAACGACTACAATATCATCCTCTTCATCATCTATATGAGCCATTGGGACCTCTTCGATAAATGAAGTATCTGCTTCTGGTTCCGACGGGGCGTCCATCGGGGGTTCATCCTGCTCAAGCAATCTTTCGACGACGCCTTTTACTTCGTGCGAATATTTTTCGACGATGGCGGCTTCGGCGTTCTGAATCGCTGCCTCGCGCAAAGATTTTGCGTCAACTATCGCTTGCTCTAGCATCGTGCTCATGTAGGCATTCCTCTCAGTAAAAATGCAAAAATGATATTACATCATTTGTAAATAGTCTCTCTCCATGCAAAAGGGCTGATATTTTCGCTAATCTTCCCAAGGAAAGAATAACTAGCGGGTACTAATTCCAGATCCCGTCAGCACAAACATATTTGCTGCACTAATGCCGGTCAACGCAGCCTGGAGTTCATAGGTCGCCGGGTTTCCTCCTTGGTTTCCGTGGCTGATATATATTTTTTTGCACTTAAGGGTGTCCAGGGTAAGCTGCGAGGACGCATCTTGTCCTGGGAAACCGGTCGCTCCGGCTAATTTTATATATTGATGGTTGCCCTTCACCCCCGAAGCTACGCTCGTCTCAAAATGAACCAGAATGTCGGTGTTGGCACCTGCCCCTCCTCCCAGAGTTTTGTTTTGGATGGAAACCGAATTCGTAACGCTGGGAAAGTTAAGTTCGTGCTCTTGTCCATCTAAAATAATAGACCCCGTGATCCATGGATACCCCGATACTTGGTAGGATCCGACGTCGGCAATGCCGGGCGATTGATTATAATATCCTTTAAAATAATTTGTATTATCGGATGACTCAGCCATTTAGCTTCTCCATTTCTTATCGGGAACTGATACCAGAGCCCGTTAATTCAAACATATTTGCTGAACTAATTCCTGTTAACAGGGCTTGGAGTTCATATGTGGCGTCATTGCCGGTACCGCCGGGGGCGCTAATATATATTGTGTCACATTTGACACTAAGGGTCATTTGTCCCATGGCATCCATCATTCCCCCGGTGGGGACGCCAGCCAGTTTAATATATTGGTGATTGCCGTATACTCCAGAGTCTACTTTGGTGGCAAAATGAACTCTGATGTCAGTGTCCACTCCGGCTCCGGCCAGGGTTTTGTTTTGGATGCTGATCTGTTTTGTCACCGAAGGGAAAGTGATGATGTGCTCTTCCTCGTCTACAATAATGGACCCGGTGATCCAGGGGTAGCCCGCTACTTGGTAGGATCCGACGTCGGCAATGCCGGGCGATTGATTATAGTATCCTTTAAAATAATTTGTATTATCTGAAGATCTGGTCATCGTCTGGCGGCCCCTCTTCGTTTTCCAAAAGAGTGAGGTTTAGAAAGCGCATCTCTTTGTTGGTTAACTTTATTAATTAGTCTTCTTTTGTTTCTTTTTGCTTCTGCTCTAATAATTGTTTTCTTTTTAAAGTGGGATCGCTCCCTCACTTCCTCAAGTATTCTTTCTTTTTTTACCTTTTTCATAAATCGACGAATCATTTTCTCAGCATTACCGGCGCATTCTTGAGCCGTCACCTCGACTATTCCCGTTGGCCCTTTTTGCTTTCTATAAGATTTATACATTTTCTTTCTTTCTTTATTTTATTTTAAGTTTTGCGCAACTGTACCCCAGTTGCTGAACCCAGGGATGTTTGATATCTCCACTCCCCGGTCACCTGGGGCTACTCCTGACATGGGGTTGTGTCCATCCGTGCTAGGGATTGGAGCGGTCCCCTCAAAAAGGCTCGGGTCCTCAAATCGTTTTTTTGCTTCATCATAAGAGTGTCGCGACGTGTCTCCCACGAGAGCTTCCCTGATCCTCTCCCTCTCGGGGGAAGAGGTAGAGGATGGAGTTTTTTTGGCTTCGACTAGTGTCGGGATGCTGCCAAGCCCCTGCGCAACCTCCGCTATAATGCCCGACAAGACGCCCTCTTCAAAGATGACCTCCTTCACGCATTCTTTAATTATATTTTTTAGTTCCGATTTTTTCATTGGTTTCTTTCTGGTGCTCCTTATGCACCTATTATATAGTACTCACGCAAGTTAGACTGGTCCGCCGAAGGTAGACAATACCATCCATCCGCTCCCGGTCCACAACAAGGTAAAGCTGGCACCCTGTGGTGTGCCGAACTGCGCTGATCCCATGAGTGTGAGGGCTCTGGACGCTGGGATCGGAGTGCTCATAGCGAAGATTATCATACCCACGGTATCAAGTCCGGTTGAACCATCAAGCGCATCTGTGATGACGCACACGGTCAATATCTGTCCAGCAATCGTTCCGTCAGCAATGGTGCAAACGTGTATGTTTTCGTTGGGTTCCTCATTCGGAGTGGTGACCGACGACGCAGTTACTAGGATAGTTCCTGCTCCCACACTAGATGGGTTTATAGTGGAAGTTGTACCAGAACCAAGATCTATTGTCCCAACACCTCGGGCGAATTGCTTCTTTACAATCACATCGCCATTGGTGTCCAATGATCCCGTAACTTGGATTACGTCGTCAGAGGTGTTGCCGAGACTTACTTTCCCGTCGGGAGTTGCCTTGAACCCAAAAGTGCCCTCACCGCTATCAAGGGCTCCGAAGCCTGCTGAAGCCATTATTCGTCTCCCAGTACGTCGTTAAGGGCTCGGTTGATGCGGTCAGCTTTGGTGAGATGGGTTTTGACTTGGCTTTCTGCTACAAGGTAGGCACCCGTAGTGCTTGGTTCGGAAACCAAGTCAAAGCAGAGAAGCTGGAAGTCGTCTTCCACCATGGTTGTTCCGCCTTCTTGGCGAGTAGATC